GTGCTCTCTCCGGCCTTTATCATCCAAGTAGCGAGAGTAGCGGCTCTTGCCAATGTATTCTTGGTATGGTGTCATTAGTTTACGCATATTAGTCTAGTTCCTTTATTAAATATTCTTGTTTCTTTTCAATTACATCATCAAATCTATCAACAAGGTCATCACTCTGGATTCCTAACAGTTCCAAGAGTGACACCTCATCTAAACGCTTGAGAGCCTCTTTCAGTTCTTCAAAGGTTATGTTGTTCACGTTTAGTAATCTCTCTGTCAATATACCACTTAGCCTTCTTCAAGTCTTCAATGGCATCCTTCTTAAGGTCACACCTCCAGATATACTTGATTGCATTACCTAAGTTAAAGCCCATGTGTTCTGTAACTTGGATACATTCAATACCTGATGGATGTTCTGTGTAGTGCTTAGGCTTGTGAATACTGTCATTAGCCCATTCACCGTGGTCTGAGTCAACCCACTCTTTAACAGCTTCACTGAGTGGTTTAGCTGCTTCTCGAATGTACATATTACGAGGAACCCATTTGTCGTAATTGTCGCAATTACTACAAGGGTGTCGTTTACCATCTTGTTCACTGTAAAAGCAAGTACTACATTTACGATCAACCATATTTCCTCCCTAGGTATTCTACACTCAAGAACATTTCATCGAAGTGTCCATCTTGTACTTCATTCATCATCAGTAAGCCCCTCCAGTGTCTATTGCTTAATTGATCCATATAGCTCTCATCATGGAGATAGTAAGAGCCAACGATGATAGCACAAATAGGCTTCCCATCAGCACGCTTACCATATGCAATCTGCTTTCCTTGTTGATGTCCAGCAACACAAGACATATGAAGCTTATTAATAATAGCACTAGCAGCAGCTGCTGGACGTCCCATAGCACCCACAGGCCAATAATGGTTAAAGCCAACACCATTAATGAACACAGGATGAAGAAACCCATGTACTTCCCAATCTTTTTCATACTCAAGATCCTTTGTAGATATTAAGCCTTCAAGTGTAGGATTATTATTGACAGCTCTATCAATACGGTTCTCATGATTGCCTAAAGTCATCACCATACGAGGCTTGTACACCTTGTGCTTAGATTCCTTCTGAGCCTTCTGAGCTTCTCTCAAAGGAGCCAATAACAACTTCATGGCCTCCTTAGTAGCTTCAACATCCTTCTTGTAACGTAGACCTTCAAAGTACTTACTTCCCTTGATGTCGTGGCTACTAAGGCTTGGCATATCTGCAAAGTCACCTATGTTAACCACTACATCAGGTTTGTAATCGACAATAGCTTTACCAGCCCATGTCAGGTGCTCTAAAGGTACACCCTCTTTAATCTGACAGTCCGGGATGACTAGAATCTTCATTGATGTCCTCTCCTTCAACTGTTAGTCTATCACCTTCACGGATACCAGCTTTGATGGCCTCTAGGATACCAAAGGTAAGTAGTGATTGAGCTTCATCAGCTGTTAAGTCAAACTGATATGTTGCATCACCATTCTCATGCTCTTTAATCAGGTTTACGTTCATTGTTAGCCTCCTTCAAGAACTCTTCAGCATCGTTAACAAACATGAAGTATCTGAGACATATTGCTAGAGCTTCATTGACTTCCTTGCAGCTGGCAATGTCCTCAGGATGGTTACTCCACCCACCATTGAGAGTATTCAAGTAAGTACTCTTCATAGTCTCAACTGTGATAGCGTCTGTAAAATCTTCCCAAGCATTCTTAATCTCAGGAGACTTCATCATTGCTTCAATAAGATTATTTAACATATACTTATTTACCCTTTCGTTGTTCATTTAACCATGACATTGGAATATCTTTATCGGCATACTGAAATCCATGCTTAGTGCACCAATCCCCGTATGTAGTCTGGCTTACCTTTGAGAGCTTAGCTTTAGAGTTACTGAAGACAAACCTAATATCAAGTTCAGGGTGTTGTTCCTTAACCATCAAGTGTTTTTGTCTGTCAGCAGTTACAAACCTACCCTTGCTCTCAATGATAATACCATTACTAAGTAGTAAGAAGTCAGGAGTGTATGTACGTTTCTTCTCAGGCTGCGTATATGCAATCACTAGCTTCTCATACTCAAAAGGAACTTCTAAGGCTTTCAATCTTTCAGCTATCTTGTCCTCTAAGCCTGACCTGAAACCATGCTTCAAAGCTACTTGTCTAACTGTCAGTGGCTTTTTACGCTTAGGCTTCATGGTTCACCTTAGTCCTGTGATACTGATGGAGGAAAGCTCCAAAGGTATCCACAAACTCTTCATCATGGTTTAGTTTACCCATTGTGAACATAATGGCATGAACTAACTCATGGTAGAAGGTCTGCTCAGTGGTCTGCTTATTCATGTCCATACGGATAGTAATGGTTTGCTTCTCAGGGTCACACTTACCCATGTCATCCATGTGCATTACGTAGTTAACGTACCAGACTGAGCCTGCGAGACTGAAGGAGGTTGCCACATCTGGTTTGGTTCCCTTCTTAGCCATAGGAGCTTTCCATTTTCCAGTACCCTGTCAGTATTGCCGTCATAAGCCTTGATACAAGCTTCATATAATTCCTTTTCAGTTGTACAGTCTTTGAGAATCTTATCAGCCTTTACAGGGCCAATACCTCTGATACCTTCAATGTTATCAACTCTGTCACCTGTCAGTATCTGTTTGTAGAAACTGTACAAGCCTTCAAACTCAGTAACATAATACTCCTCATCCTTTACAGGATTATAGTGCCACCCCGGTAACTGATCTAGATCCTTGTCAACGTGGACGATCCAGTAGTTACCTTCAGTGGACGCTATGCCTACAGAGTCATCAGCTTCCTCGTTCTCAGACATCTTAGCACCGAGCTTCATCAGATGTTTGCGAAGAGCATCATAGTGTCTAGGCTTGGGAGCATCCTTGCGATTACCTTTGTAAGGAACAGTGGTAGCTACCTCGAATCTAAAGTTAGTCTTACCTGTAATCCAAGCTCTGTAGTCATCACACTTCAGACGCATATAGATTATGTCGGTAAACCACTCTGTGAGTCGATTTAGTGCCCACCGTTCCTCTTCCTCCTCATTGGAGAAGCCAACTTTATAAACTAAAAAGTCAGCATCTACAATAGCCTCAGTAGGCTTATCAGAGGACATCGTCCGCAGTCTCTTCTTCTTCCGCTGAACCTTCAGGAGAGTACACTTTCAGTTCAGTAACAATCAACTTCTTAATTGATGGTGCAGCACCAAACTTAGCTGACATCTTGTGACGGTATGATGAGATAACAGCATGGCACTTAGTACCATTACCCATCTTAGCAATGTCTACAGGATTACCTTCTTCGTCCACAGGTGTGAACAGGTAAGTTGACTTAGCAACAATGAAGTTACCCATGCTCTCTTTGTTCTTGATGTTGATGCCCAGCTCTTTAAGCTTCTCACAGGCTGCATCGCTCAAGTTACCAATAGTACATTCGTACTTCTTGTTGTCTTCGTTGAACTTAGTGTTAAAGGTGTTCATCCAGTTACTCCAGAAGATTTCACCAGCGACTTTAACGGGTTTCAGTGTATCAATACTCATTTCATTTTCCTTTAAATTAATTTACTCATCTGCTGCAGGTTCAGCGGGATACTGTTGTGTTTGAACTTGCTCTACCAACTTCTGATGCAATGGGAATGCACCTGACTCAGTAGGTAGTTGTCCAATCACTCGAACAATGAAGGCAGCTTCATTAGGTTCTACGCTAAGATATAACATTACGTTTCCTCTTTCTTTAGTGCAGCTCTTTGAATGGGTGAGCTACATTACCCTCAGCCAGATCTTCCAAGTACATCATAGCCGATCCTAGCACTATGTATACCTGTTCCAAATCCAGATCTCCTACAATCTTGACTTTGAAGTTATCATCTACAATGTCAAAGATAATCTGTTTATTAGTGTGTTTCACGCCAGTTGTTGCCAACTTTGTACTCCCCGTCTAGTGGACAACGAAGCTTGAAATGCAACCCAGCTTCAACGATACTTTGCTTTGCAGCCTCACCTACTATTGTAGCATATATCTTAGGAACTTCAAGTTGAAATTCATCATGGACATTAGCTACCAGCTTTACAGGCCACTTGTTAGCCTTAGTCTTATCGTGAAATAATACTAAAGCCTTTTTCATCACTATCGCCCCAGCCCCTTGAAGGAGCGAATTGAGAGCTGCGTGTTCGGAGCGCACCCATATCTTACGACCATCAAGCCCCGGTACAAAGCCCTTACCCGCATATCTGCTAACCGTATTTCTAAGACGTTGTAAGGCGGGTGTGTTCTTAAGAAAGGCATCGATAAGTTTCTGTCCCGCTTTAGCATTACCACCGACAATGGAACCAATCTTAGCTGGCCCTGCACCGTATAGAAATGCGTATATAAATGTCTTCGCTTGATCCCTTGTCTGGAGACCCGCAGCTTTTTGGTTCTGCGTGTGAACGTCAGTTCCATCCTTTGATGATCCTTCAGTGACCGTTTTAACATATCCATCATCTTTCATATAATGTGCAAGCATACGCAGCTCAAGGCCACTAGCGTCACAGCCAACCAATACATTACCGCTTTCCACAGTCCAGCACTCTCTGCACTCAGGGCCATAGATACTCCCAGCATTAGGAATCTGCGCCATGTTAGGAGTACTGTGTGTCATCCTTCCAGTAACTGCGCCATTCGTTATAACCTTACCATGCACTCTACCGTCCTTACCCACAGCTTCTAACCAGCTTTCAATCTGAGCTACACGTTTCTGTAGCATCAGGTAGGTAGCAATCATCTGAGCCTCAGGAATGTTAACAACCTTAGACAGTACAGACTCATCGACAATAGCCTGACCCTTCTCAGTAAACACCTTAGGTTTCCATCCAAGTTCCATCAGCTTCTCTCCAATCTGCTTTCTACTTCCGGGATTGAAAGTATCAACGCAGTCTTTGATGGGCTTTCCACTGGTCTTGTGGAACCTTGGTGTGACTGTCGGAGGCCATCTCTCTTGCATCTGTTCATAGATTCCTGCCATCTTTCCCTTGATGTCAGCAAGTAGACAGGTTGTATAGGCTTGATCGAGTTTGAATCCATGTCGTGTCTGTTCCTCAATGATAGCAGCTACCTTATGTTCAAGGTCAAGGCTTTCTTGTGAAAAGTCTTTCGTAGTGAGTTCATTAGTAAGATGCTTATAAAGATCACAAGTGACCTCAACGTCCCTAATGCAATAATACTCCAGAAGAGCCATGTGAGGAACGTTAAAGCACTCACCTTTGTAATCCTCTCGTTTGTCCATTAACCATGTCCATACCTTTGCGTAGTCAATCTTATTCTTCCCCAACCTTGTTCCCCATGCGTCTAAGCTGTGCCCGTTCTCTATCGAGGGATCTAGCAGTCTTGAGGCTATCAGTGTATCGTACACTTGGTTCAAGCGAATCTTCGTAGTCCAGAGCCTGTTGAGTATCGAGAAATCGAAGCCTATTCCGTTGTGGGCTACTATCAATGTAACGTCCTTTAAATACTCCACGAGGCTGTCTGCTGCTTTCCATACGTTCACTTCTCCAGTGTCGATGTCCTTAGTTACTACCATCCAAATCGTGTTGTGATCTAAGGTTGTCTCGATGTCCAATACGATACGCTTCATACTCTGCCTTTAGGTCTTCATAGTGGTGAATGAGTAACTGATACTTATCCTGCATTTCATAGTACTTAGTCTCCAAATCCAACATTCTACCAGCTATCGTGTCTACGTCAATCATGTTACCTTACCTCTGTATGTTAGTTCAGGGCAATGATACACTGTATTCCTGAAGTCAGTCCTATAACGTGACCTGACTACATTATTGACATTCATCGACATGACAGCTCTCTTACGTTCTTTTGTGGCTGCTTTGTAAGCATTAACCTTGTCACGATTACGTTGAACCCACTCACGCTGCTTGAGCCTGATACGTTCCTTACGTTTCTCATGCACAGCCCATACGTCTTTAATGGTTCCTTTGGTCATGTTTTCTTCTCCTTTACAGCGAATTCTTCGCTTTGAGTTTGGCTTCCAAATTACGAACAATATTTTTAACGATGGCATTTTCTGTTATCCAATCAGGAGGGAAACCCATGAGAAGAATCATCTTGTCTACTTCACCATCCGTCAGCCCCCGCCACGTAGTGGCATTAACCCATGTGCGCTGTGGTAATGAATGCTCACCCCTTGGTTTCTGTTTCATAGCCCAATCAAACCATTCTTTTGCATCCATGTCGTAGTAGCCATCAGGCCCAACAGACGACAGCTCCTCGCCAAGTCTGATTGCGGCATTACGCCACGCCACAGGCTCATCCTTCGCTTCTAGTGCGGCTTTAATGGCGGTGAATGTTTCTTTGTAAAGAACTTCGCCAGTGTTTTCATAGTGTTTCATTCCCAAATCTTCTAACGCCTCCAATGCCAACTTCAATGCTTCGTCTTTAGTCATGCTTGTCCCCTTATCGAGGCGTTGCCTCTGGCTCTAATACGCTCAGGTATATGGTGTTCAAGATGGTTTTCAATACACCACTCAGCAATCTCAGCACATATCTTACGCTCTTGCAAGATAGCCAACTTTATAAAGTCTATTAACTCAATTTCATCATCTTGTTTTGCTTTGCTAATAATTTCATCTTGTGTCACTTTGCAGCCTCCATGTACAGACCCACGTTACCTAGTGCATAACCTACAAAGGCTATACCCAGACCAGTATTCCCTTTGACGATCAAGTCAATGGCTACGATAGTGTAAACC